CAGGTTTATCTGTACTACCTCAGGTATTTTTAGATAGTGGTAAAGGTGTATTAGATTTAGTAAAGTCAATACACGGTAGTTACTCTATATTAACAACTGAAGCAGGGTCGACTGGTAATAGTGAAAAAACATCTTGGGTTAGTTCTAACTTATCATCATTTGCACCCACAGGTAGTATTAACTTTGCTCAAAATTTTAACAAGGGCACTTTTGGGGGATCAGGCAAAATATTAATTGATGATAGTCCTACTTATGTCTCACAATTTAAGGCTGCAGGTGGTCAGGCATTTAGATATATCTATACTGAATTAGTATCAGGTAGTTTGCCTGATGGATTAAGTCTAGTTAATAATAGAATTGAAGGAACTGCACCCACGGTTACGACTGATACAACTTTCACATTCACTATTAGACTTCACAATTATGCAGGATACTATGATAGAATATTAAAAATGTCCGTAGTTGCCAATATAAATAGAAGTATGGCATATAATTATACCAGCTCTACGGGGACTAAGAGAAATACTAAAGTATGGAAAGATTTGAATTTAAATTTTACGAGACACCCTACAACAAAAGATATTGTAAAACTTGAAGGTGTAAATGCTGTAAAAAGAAGTGTAAGAAATCTCATTAACTTAAATCATTATGAGAAACCTTTTCACCCAGAAATAGGATCAAATGTAAGAGATATTTTATTTGAACCTATGACACCACTTACTGAAGTCTTTTTGGCTAAGAAGATTGAAGAAGTTTTAATAAATCACGAACCAAGAGTAAGGTTGGTGAGAGTAAATGTTAATTCTAATCCAGATCAAAATAGATATAGAGTCTGGATTGAATTTTATGTTGTTAATCATCCTGAACCGGTTACGGTTGAAACATTTTTAGAGAGACTAAGATAATATGGCTACAACAACTAGTGCTAACGAAACAAAAAAATTACAGGTCACAGAGTTAGACTTTGACCAAATCAAAACTAATCTTAAAAACTTTTTAAGAAATCAAGCAGAGTTTGCTGATTTTGATTTTGAAGGTTCTGGCATGTCAGTTCTTCTTGATCTACTAGCATACAATACACACTATTTAGGATTTAATGCTAATATGTTAGCAAATGAAATGTTCCTTGATAGTGCAGCTTTAAGATCAAGTGTAGTATCTTTGTCTAAAATGTTAGGATATACTCCTGCTTCAGCGATTGCACCTTCAGCTGATATTACAATAGTTTTAGCAAATGCATCAGGTGCTTCGGTTACAATGCCTGCAGGAACAAAATTCACAACAACTGTTGGCGACACACAATACACTTATGTTACAAATTCTGATAAAACAATAACACCACAGGATGGTGTCTACACATTTTCAAACTGCAAAATATTTGAAGGCACTAGAGTAACTTTTCAATACACGGCAGATAGTAGCAACGAAGATCAAAGATTTATAGTACCCAATTCTAATGCTGATATGACTACACTAAAAGTTGAAGTACAAAACTCATCCTCAGATACAAGGACTTTTACATATTCAAAAGTTTCATCACTAACAGGCGTAGCACCAGATGGTAGAGTTTATTTTACCCAAGAAGTTGAAGATGGAAAATTTGAAGTATTTTTTGGTGATGGTGCTGTAGGTAAAAAAATACAAGATGGTAATATAGTTAAATTAACTTACATAGTAACCAATAAAACAGCTTCAAATGGTGCAAATAGTTTTTCACTATCAGGCACTATCGCAGGATTTTCTGCTCAATCAATTACAGTTAATAGTAAATCTACTGGCGGTTCAGAGGCAGAAAGTATTGCTTCTGTAAAATTAAATGCACCTTTACAATATGGTGCTCAAGATAGGGCAGTAACAGCTGCAGATTATAAAACATTAGTAAAACAAATATATCCTGCGGCAAATGCTATTCAAGTATGGGGTGGTGAAGATAACTCAACACCTCAATATGGTAAAGTTTTCATATCAGTTAAATTAGCAGATGGTTCTAATTTAACTTCAGTAGATAAAACAGATATTGAAACACAATTAGGTCAATATGCTGTTGCTTCAGTTAGACCAACTTTAGTAGATCCTGAAACTACATTTATTGTTTTAGGTGTTAATTTTAAATTTAATAGTAATTTAACAACTAAAGACGCCACAACTTTAGCAAGTGAAGTTAATACAACACTATCAAACTATTCAACTGATTCTTTAAATAATTTTGTTGGAGTGTTTAGACATAGTGTAATAGGCGGATTAATAGACAATACAGATCCTGCAATAGTTAGTAATATAACAACTGTTAAAATTTATCAAAAATTTACACCACTTGTTTCTTCTACTGCAAGTCAAAAATATACAATATTATTTAACAATGCTATTTACAATCCACATAGTGGCCATAACTCTGCTATGGGTGGCGTTGTTTCAACAACAGGATTTAAATTAAACAATGATAATACAGTTGAATACTTTTTTAATGATGATGGTGCTGGTAATATTAGATTATATCACTTAGATGGCGGACAAATAGTTTATGATGATAATAACTTTGGCACAGTAAATTATGATACAGGCGAAATAGTAATATCATCAGCAAGAATAACTGCTGTCTCAGATGTAGACGGTGCTGTTTCGACTCAAATTAGAGTTACAGTAATACCAAGATCAAATGATGTTGCACCTGTAAGAGGTCAAGTTTTAAATATTGATACAGCAAACTCAACAATACAAGGTACAGTTGATACAATAGAGAGCGGATCAACTTCTTCTGGTGTAGGATATTCAACTTCAACTAGTTATTCAACTTCCACTGGTGGTACTAGTGGTACATACTAATATGGATGTTAAATGTCTGAGAGTTATTTTACACTAAAAGAAAAAGTATCGTCCTTAGTAGGCCAACAGGCACCTGATTTTGTAAAATCAGATCATTCAGGATTTACAGATTTTCTTGAAACATATTTTGTATTTTTAGAAGCAGCTGAACTTCAACTTACAGATATTTCTGAGCAAGATGAAATATTATTAGAGTCTGATAATGTTGCTTCAATACAAAAATTAGTTTATGAAGATGCCACAGATGAGGTTGGCGATACAATCATACTAGAAGAAAATAGTTTTTTATCAGCATTTAGAAATGGCGAAACAGTTACAGGTTCTACTACTGGTGCTCAAGCAACTATACTAAGTACAAACATATCAAATAAAAAATTATTCATATCTGCACAATCTAGATTTAAAACTGGTGAAACAATTACAGGCAGTGCCTCAGGTGCAACAGCAACAGTAGGTAAATATAGAGCAAATCCTATACAAAATATTCAACAACTATTAAACTATACAGACGCTGATAAAACCATTTCTGACTTTTTAGGTGAAATGAGAAAATCTTTTATGTCAGGTATTACTGATAATTTAGCTGATTTAACAGATAAAAGAAAAACAGTAAAAAATATAAAAGACTTATACAAGGCGAAAGGAACTAAAAAAGCAAATGAATTGTTTTTTAGATTACTACTAAATGAGGAGGCAGATGTTTATTATCCTAATAGAGATTTATTAAAACCTTCAAATGGTGATTGGCAAACTAGAACAATTTTAAGAGTAACACAAACAGCAGGGTCATTACTAAATTTAAAAGGTCAAACAATCACAATGACAACCTCAAGTTCCACAGCATCAGCAAGATGTATAGATGTTACTAAATTTATTTTATCAGGAACAGATGTATTTGAATTAGAGTTAGATAAAAATTCGATAGATGGTACTTTTGTAAATAATGAAAATATCATAGGTATTGATAGCACAGATTCCACTCTAACTGCAAAAGGCATTATTAAAACAATCATAGGTGGATTTACTATAACAAATGATGGATCTTTATATAATGTAAATGATACAATAACTATATCAGGCGGCGGTGGAACAGATGCAGCTGCCCGTGTTGAGGCAGTAGGAACAGGCCCATTAACAGATATAATTATTTCAGCGGGCGGTACAGGTTATGCTGTAGGTGACTCAGTTAGTTTTAGTACAACAAATTCTGGAGGCAATACACCTGAGGCTGTAGTATCAGTAGTAAATGGTGGGTTTGCACCTGAGACAGGTAGTGTCTCAGCATATAGTATGGCTACCGATGATCATATTGTTTTAGAAGATAATACACAATTTCTAGATCACTATGCCGGTAATAAAATTGTACAAGAGGCAGGTACAAGTGCAACAAAAGATATTACAGATATAAGAATTGTTAGAACAGGAACAGGATATAGTAAACCGCCAACAGGCACGGTAACAAGTAGTGGTGGTTCAGGTGCTTCAGTAATTGCGTACGGCGATGAAATAGGAAGAATTATTGAAACACGATTAATAGATCCAGGCGTAAACTACACAGGTACACCTACAATAAAAGTGCCTATTAATATGGTAAATAGTGCCTTATCAGGAAATGTTACCGTTGGTGAAACTTTTACAGGTGGTACATCAAGTGCTGAAGGAACAGTTACAGGATTTTCAAATAGTATAGTTTCTTTTACTGCAACATCAGGAACTCCTGTTGTTGGAGAAACAATTACATATTCAAGCGGCACAACTGGTGTTGTTAAAAAGATAGATCCAGCAACTTTAACTGCAACAACCGGCACAGTTGTTGAAACATCAGGAAAGTTTATTAGTCAAAACGGGTTTAGCTCTGAAAAAGCAAAAAGAATACAAGACAGTTTTTATTATCAAGATTATTCTTATGTTATTAAGGTTGGCGAAACAATCGCAAACTGGAGAGATTATATCAAGAAGGCAATACACCCATCAGGATTTGCTGTTAGTGGTGAGGTTAGAATACAAAATAGAGTAAGTGGTCAAATATCAGTTCCTGTTGAGGGCGTAATATCTGGTCTTTCACAATCTCCATTGTTCTTTACTCTAGAACAATTATTCTCTACTGTATTTGGTCGTAGACTAGGAACAGAAACAGACGGCACAACATTAAGAAGTAATCCTGAAAGTGATGTAGAAGCAGCCGATATAGACACAGCATTGGCTTCAACAACTAGAGATATCACATTAAAACAAAGAATAACAGTTAAAGTTGTAGGAGATGGCGCAGATTTAGATTTCAATGTCGGCGGCACAGAACAAACGATAGGATTTGCATATGCAGGTCCTAAAGCTAAAACTGCATTTTTTAATGCCACTAGTGTATTTGGCGGAATTTATAATCAAAAATCAGGGAACTTGCCTGAATCAAGTTTAGCATTTACACAATCAGGCGTTCCTGTTTCTCAGATAGGAACTGCAACTACAGTAAATAATCGTGCATTAACGATAGCAGAATTACAAAATGTATTTGAAAAGGTAACAAATGCGAGTATTACAGATGCAACAAAAGATACTAGTCCTTTTACTAAGTGGAATATTGCAATACCTGCCTATGTTGCACCTACTGGTCTAGGATTTGATACGACTACCACTTCTTTTGATGATACCACAATAACTTTTGATAAGGCATAAAAACAATTATAAATAGTAAAAAGAGAGAGAAAAATGGCAAAACAATCAATTAATTTAGGATCAAGCGCAAATGATGGCACAGGTACCACACTTCGTGCTGGTGGTGATTTAGTTAATGATAACTTTGATGAAATATATTCTGCTATAGGAACAGGAAGTGCTTTATCAATTACAGTTTCAGGTGCATCTAATGGACAGGCACTAGTTTATAGTTCTTCAAATGCAAGATTTGAACCTGCGACTCAATCTGGTGGTCTTTCAGATATTGTTAGTGATACTTCACCTCAACTCGGAGGAGATTTAGATGTAAATAGTAATGGTATTATATCTGCAAGTAATGGTAATATTCCTATTACTCCTAATGGTTCAGGTAAAATTATACTTGATGGTGTAGATTGGCCAACTAGTGGGGGAACAAACGGATACTTTTTACAGACTAATGGTTCAGATGCAGCTTCTTGGGCAAGTGCCTTAACAGATATTGTTGCTGACGCTTCACCCCAACTTGGAGGTAATTTAGATGTTCAAGCTAATGAAATTACTACCTCCACTTCTAATGGAAATATAAAATTAAATCCTAATGGTACAGGTGTTGTTGAGGTAAAAGGTGATGGCTCTTCAGCAGATGGTACAGTACAATTAAACTGTTCTCAAAACTCTCACGGTATTAAACTTGCGTCACCACCTCATAGTGCAGGTCAGTCATATACACTTACATTCCCACAAACTGCACCAGTCGCTAATAAACTTTTACAAACTGATGGTTCTGGTAATCTATCATTCTCATCAGACTTAACTATTGATTCATTAACAATGTCAGGCAGTGGTAATGTTACCTTTACAGCTGCAACAACATTGGCACTTAATGCTAATACAGGCGGTACGATTGTTGTTAATGATGGTTCTAATAATGCTGACTTTAGAGTAGAATCCGATGGTAATGCAAATATGATATTTGTTGATGCTGGTAATGATAAAGTAGGTATTGGTATGAATAACCCTGCGAGTACATTAGATGTAACCGGTAATGTTAAAATTAGTGGTGCTAATGAATTACTATTAGGTAGTATGACCACTACTCAAAGAAATGCTCTAACGGCTGCAAATGGTATGATTATTTACAATTCAACTGATAACAAGTTTCAAGGTTACGAGAACGGCGGCTGGGCAAACTTAATTTAATAGGCAATTTATGGCGGAGAAAGAGTATATAGTCACCCTCAAAAAAGGGGTTGACGCTGATCAGTTTAATTCAGAGATGACTGCCAGTTCTGGCACAGGTAAAATTCCTAATCGTACAGTAGATGTCGCAAATGCAAGACCTAAATCAATTAGAAACACACACTATGGTTTAGAAGAATCTGAAGCACAGGATCTTAAAAATGATCCTAGAGTAGAAGATGTCGAAGTCCCACCAGATAAAATTCCTAACGCTGTGATAGGCCATGATGCTACAAGATCAGGTACATATAATAAAACAACTAGTAGCACAGGCACATTTCAAAATTGGGGATTAATAAGGTGTCAAAATGAGACAAATAATTACGGCACAGGAACAACAACAAGTGATAATTATAATTTTACAGCAGATGGCACTGGTGTAGATTTCATAGTTCAAGATAGTGGTATTCAAACAGATCATCCTGAGTTTCAAGACTCAAGTGGTTCTAATAGATGGTCAACTGTGGACTGGTATACTGCTTCAGGCGTTTCAGGAACTCAAAATGCAAATCACGATAGAGACTATGATGGTCACGGTACTCATTGTGCTGGTATTGCTGTTGGTAAAACTTTTGGTCACGCTCAAGGGGCAAAAATATATGCACAAAAACTTTCAGGTTTAGAAGGAACAGGAGATAGTGGTACAGGTATTGCTATTGCTGATGCTTTTGATTGTATAAAAGGTTGGCATAATGCTAAGTCAGGTGCAAATGCAGGAAGACCAACAGTCGTAAATATGTCTTGGGGATATAATACAACTCATAATGATTTACCTTCAGCGTTAAATTATCAAGGTACTGCTAAATCAGGAACTGATATAGATACACTGGCTGAATTAAGAACATTTAAGTTTCAGGCATTTCCAGGTTCAGCACCATATAAAACACCTTTACGAGTTGCTTCAGTTGATGCTGATTTAGATGAAATGATAGATGCAGGTATACATATTTGTCATTCTGCTGGTAATAGTTATTATACTCACGATTTAACAACAGGTTCAGATTATAATAACACTTATACAATAACTGCTGGTACAGGATATTATAATAGAGGCTCATCTCCATATTCAGTAAATGCTTTTAATGTTGGAAATATTGATAGTACTGCTTATAGTTCAACTCAAGATCAAAAAAGTGTAGATTCAGTTCACGGACCTGCGGTAGATATTTATGCCCCAGGTACTTATGTTATGAGTGCTTGTAGTACAACAAATGATAAAAGTGGTCAAAACTATTATGCTAATTCTAGTTATAAACAAGTTAATATATCAGGTACTAGTATGGCAGGCCCTCAAGTTGCAGGTGTTTTATGTTTATTACTATCTGTAAACCCGCAACTAACACCTGCAGAATTAAAAACTTTAGTTCATAGTTTATGCACAACTGATAAAATCTATGATCCTGCAGATGGCAACTTTGCAAACTGGAGAAATTTAAACCCAGGTTCTACACCTAAGAGATTTTTGTTCAATCCTTATACGGGTGCGAATGTATTGACAATAACTACTTAAAAAATGTATATAAATAACTAGAAAGGATTAATGTATAACAGATTGAAAAAATCGTTATAAATAGTTTATAGGAATAAAACAATGGCAGCAATTATTACAAATAAATTTAGAATAAATAATGCGGAACAGTTCGTTGAGTCGTTCTCAGAAGCGTCTCCAACTGCGTACTATTTGTTTATAGGTAGACCACAATCGTGGTCAACTGATGTGGATGTACAAGGAAATTCAATAAATGAAGGAACTGACACTACTCCACCAACACCAAATGATGATATTTCAACTGAATATTACTCTTATGATGAATTACTAGGTGCTAAGAAAATAACAACTTCAGATATAACTAATGTAATTCAAAGAAGAACATGGGTAAGTGGTACAACTTATGATATGTATGAACATAATATAAGTTCTTCAAATGCTGCGGCAAGTGGTGCAACAAATATATTCGATTCAAACTTTTATGTAATCAACTCTGCCAATAATGTTTACAAAGTTATTGAAAATGATGGCGCTACTGCTTCAACAGTAGAACCAACTGCTACTTCAACAGCTATATTTTCTACTGCTGATGGATATAGATGGAAATTTATGTATTCACTAACAACATCTGAGGCAACTAATTTTACAACCACTGATTTTATTCCTGTTTCAACTGATTCAACTGTATCTGCAGCTGCTGTTGATGGTGCTTTAGATACGATTTTAGTGGTTGCTGGTGGTTCTGGTTATACATTAAGTTCAGGAACAACTATTACAAATATACCTATTCGTGGTGATGGTTCTGGTGGTGTTGCTTCAGTAACAATAACAGGTGGTGCTGTTTCAGCTGCAACGGTAACAACTGCAGGTACTGGTTATACATATGCATATATTCGTAGTGCAGATATTATTGCTGCTACAAATGCTGCTGGTGGTGGTTCTGGCGCTAATTTAAATGTTA